CCACATTCAACAATAGGTGCATAGCCTCCACCAGCAGGTGTATCTTTTAATTGTATTGCTTCTAAATGATTAAAAGAACCTTTTACATTTGATAAAAGTATTTGATCAATATCTCTACTTTTAGCTACAAGTCTCTTAACATCTTCTACTAAAGCCTCTGCTTGACTATCAGTTCCTTTGATAGTTTTTCCTATAAATGAATATGCTCTAGGATCGTGATGTGTTGTTAGATATCTATCTATTCTAAAATCACCATCAGATACTTTGAGCATTTGATCTGCAGGAAAGTTTAATTCTACATCTTCATCATATAATATTCTAAACAATAACTTATATGAATCAATTGTGCCTTTTGTTGTATACAAATCTTTGATACGCTTTGCGAGTAATCTTTTATCTGCAAGTGCATCATTAGGTATTTCAGGCATTAACTCAGAACGAAAATATTTTATAAACTCATCTAGAGTATCATCAATATCTTTATAGTTTTTTAAATTTTTCTGAGTATCTTGTTGCTTACCAGTCGTTTCAAGATACTGATAATAAGCTTTAATGAAAGCCAAGAATTTTGGCCCTTCTTCTTTATAAAAAGCAGGAAACTGATTTTCAACCAGAGATGATAGTTTTCCCTCAACTGACATTAATTAACCTCTGCTTCAGTTTCAATTACTGCGTCCTCAGAAGATATAATTATAATTTGTTCTCTTACTGGCACAATATCTTTATTTACTGGATCAGCATTTACTTTTATTTCAATACCATCAAAAGCAGAAACAAGAAAACTACTCATACTTAATTTACCTGTTGTATAATCTATTGAACCAGCTTTAGCATCAATAAACACTTTTTCTTTATCTGTATTAAATCTAAAAATTCTAACATTTCCTATTCCATCATCATCTAATCGTGCTATGAAATTATTAAATGTAAATGCTGTAGATGTTATTGAAGAAGTTTTTATAGGATTATGAAACTCTAATTCTACTAATGTTGCACTTGTTGTGCTTGGTACAAATCTTTTTTGCATTTGAAACTCTGCTTCATTATTCAACACTGCTTCATCTGTATTATCTAACTCACGTACAAATCTAGAATATCTTAGCTTTTGTCCAAACTGTTCTAAGTTACTTGTCGAGTAACTTACTATGGAATTTCTAATCAATGCTTGTATAGCTGACGTAGCTATATTTGTTTTCAAAGTATCATAATATGTTGTGATGGTGGGTATTACATATAAGTAAGTTGGATCTATAATTACTGGATCAATACCAAGCATTGTTCTATCTTTGATAGAGTTTTTAATTTCATCTTTTAGTGTGGCTGTTGGTATCAATTCACCCTGTGGTTTAATAGCAATAAAAACTTTTCCGTGAACAGCAGGAACAGCTTCTTCGCCACCAAAGGCCACAACTGATGATAAATTAGTATTTTCATTTAATATTATTCTTTCAAAATCTTTTGCAACGACTGCACGATTTTGAATTTTAAAATTTCTTGGTGCATTGAACTTTATACTGTCAACACTTTCTATTTCTACTCCTCCTCTTGCTACTGAATTTACTGCAAGAGTAACGCCTGAGTAACTAGGAGTAATTGATATACTATCAATAGAGAAAGTATCTGCGCCGTTAGTTTGTGTGCCATGACATACCCTATATTCCACTTGTACAATATTACCATCTTCTACTGGTTTACCTAATGAACCAGTTCCAAACAATATTTCATATTGCTTATCGTGAGTTTCTTGAAGATAATAAACTGTTGATTGATTATTTACCTCACGTATATTTGTTGCTCTAGTATAAATTGTAGTAACACTAGAAGTTGAGGATTCTTTAACTGTAACTTTTATACTACGAGTATCTATATTTTCATTTGGTATAATATACTTCACAGGTGTTGCACTGTCAACAGTAAACTCATGAGTTACAGGTGTTCCCTCTGTGATTGTAATTGCTTTTGTAAAAGCACCTGAGACATTTCTAATAATATTAGATTCTGGTGTAACAAATGTAAATGTTCTATTATTAATACTTGTAGTAAAAGATGTATTCTTTGGTAATTCAAATTCAGATACATTTGATGCGACACCAGCAAAAGTTATAGATACATTTGCACTTGCACCTCTAGCAGAACGTGTAAGATATCCCAACTCTTTTGCCCTAGATACTACACTATCACGCTGTTGTGCTGTATCTAAAAACATTTCATTTGCTAACATGTTGGTATAAAAAGCATTGTAGTGTGTATTATATGCTAGTACGTCCAGTAAAGTTGACATGTTACTGCCTTCAAAATCATAATCATTAAATTGCGTCTGAGAACGTAAATAGTTTTTTAGATTTGTTTTTATGTCAGCGAAATCTACTTCGGTGACTCTGAGATATGTATTAGCTGACATGTTATCGCACTCTTTCTAATATGACATCTAGAACTACTGCATCAGGATCATTTACTATTTCAAATGCTATTGTAATAGCTATAGCATTTAAATCTATTCTATCTTCAACTAATATATCAATAACATTTGCTCTAGGTTCGTAGTTTTCTATTACATTTATAATTGCTTGTTTCATCTGTTCTTGTAGATGAGATGTAAAAGGTTCGAATAAGAAACCTCTTATGTTACAACCTACATTAGGTTCAAATGGCCTTTCATAGTAATCAGTTAGAATTAAATTCTTTACAGCTTGTTTAACCGCATCTCTATTGATTTTCTTATTCAAAGACTTTGTTATGGGATTTGTAACAAACTGATTATCAAAATCGCTGTATATAACTTCAGAACTATCTGGCATTCTTTTTCTCTTGTATTTCTTTTCTTCTTACAGTACAAAATTTTGATATCTCTGCTAAAGCTTTTCTTGCTCTTGTACCAGCAGACATATTACCTTTATCAAACTTTTCACTCTCTCTTATATAAGTCTCAAAAAGATTTAACAAACTATCATGATAATTCACTTGACTCTTCCTTTATATAATGATAAAATACTATTGTCTATTTATAACTATTAATCACCATTTACAAATACATTTTCTGAACCTGTTTCTGCTTTGCTAGGTAGAAACTTATCGTGTCCTTTTGTAGCATCGTCTTTACGATGTACAGCTTTACCATTGATAAAAACATTATCAGATCCAGTTAAAGCTTCATCACCACATACAGTTTTATCACCTACAACAATAGCTGGTTCACCATTCACAAATACGTTAGCGTCTGCTTTAGTATAGGGTGTCTGATGAAGAGGTAGTGGTGTAAAAGGATCTTCATGCTTGACATTCTTATCTAATGTTGCTCTAACTATACCAGGCATTATATTGCTGTAGATGTTGGAGCTGGTGTAGTGCCATCGTCACATTCTACTGCTCTTCTGACTGCTCTTAATCTCCAGAAGAAACCACCTCTAAGTTTATATCTCTTTTGAGTAATACTGTTACTCTGATTACCACCAACAACTTCTATGTGTGTATCTGTAAAGTTACCTGTAGCAAAGCAAACATGGCCAGTTCCTTTTGCAGAACCACCTCTTTGAAACACCAATATATCTCCTCTCTTGAGATTTGTCAAATCTATTTTATCTCCTTGTGCCATAGCTACTTCAGTACCATATCCAGAATATGCTTGTGATGATGCTGTTTGTATATACTTATTACCTGAACGCTTGAGAACTGCTCCGACAAATACAGCACACCATGCTGTTCTATCTGCATATTGAGAACCATTATAACCAATCTCGTCCCAAAGAAACTTAATTTTAGGATTACTACCAGTTTCTTTCCAACCACCTTCGTTCATAAGTTCTATAGCAACATCGATTGGATTTCTATGTGGATTATCAGGTGAGCCACAAGTAGCAGGTGCTTTTTCTGGATAGTTTGTATCTGAAGGTTCTATTTGTTCTGGATTATCTGGGTATTCTACGCCTGGTTCTATCTGTGTTTCTTCAGGCTTGAGCTTTACAATATTTGTTTCGAATAATACTGGATCATCAATCAATGCTGGATTGTAAAGAGTTCC